TCATGGTCGACTATTTCCACGCGACCAATCCCCAAAACGCGGGCGACGTCTTGCCGAGCGGCAACGGCGTCCTGATCTTCCACCAGGACATCGTCGCCGGAATCCAGGGCGCCGCCTCAATCGGCTACGGCGTCTACGACCTGCCCAAAGCCACGAGCGGCGGCAGCGGGGCAGCCCTGACCGGTTACGTCCCCGTCTACTGGGACAACACGAACCACATCGTCAGCCCGACGCCCGGCGTCGGCAACCACCTGGGTTATGTCGTGACACAGACTGTGCAGGACAGCGACACGACGGTTCGCGTGATTCACCTGCCGCAGACCGACCCCAGTTCAAAGTTGACCGACAATTCCGGTGGCGTCGTCGGCACGACGATCGCGGCCGACATCGCCACGCAGCTCATCACGATTTCCGTTGCCGCCCTGTCGGCCCTGGCCAATGGCCAGACGCTGAGCATCGATCCGGGTTTCGCCGGCAAATTGCTGGCAGTCAATTTCCGCGTCGGCGCCAGCCCCGCCTCGACCGCGGCGAAAGCCGCGACGCTCACAGCCGAATGCAACGGTGTCAACGTCACGGGGGGCGTCGTGAGCCTCACGACGGCCGCCTGCAGTACCGCCGGGGCGCAGGTCGCCGGATCGGCCATTACCGCCGGCAATACCTTCACCGCGGCTCAGCCGATCGGCGTGGCCGTGTCGGGCGTCACCGCGTTCGTCGAAGGGGGCGGCCAAATCGAGCTGTCGGTGCAGAACACCGATTTGCTCGCGGCGATCGCCAGCATGAACGCAGCTCTCTAAGAGTCTAAGAGGTCGGAGAGTCAAAGAGCAACAACCATCTCACAAGGAAACTGCGATGCATTACAGAAACGGCCGCAAGGCCGAGAACGGCGATAAGGTGGCCCAGTTCGACACGAATGGCCGGCTTATGGGAGTGGGAGTTCTGCACGATGCAAAACCGGGCAGCGACCATTGCAACGGCAGCCTCGCGCCGCATCTGCCGGCGGTGACTCAATCCGCGTGCCTCTGCGATTGCCTGCACCTCGACGACCTGCAGGAACTCCTGAAAGAAAAGGGCCTCGACAAGCGGCCGCCCGGGAGATAGCGCCGTGCGCGAGCCAAACGCGTGGGAAGAGCTCGCGGGCGCGCTGGGGCAAATGTGCGCGTATTGGCTCGCGGCGGCCGTCGTCATCGGGTTGTGTTGGTAAGGGGAGATTATTTCCGTGGAAATGTTGGCCTGGGGAAGCGCGTGGCTCGACACCACGCACCGCGCCGTGAACAGCCGGCTGATCACCTATCAGCAGGGGACGCTCATCGTGTCTCAAGTTCCGGCCCAGATCGGTGCCACCGAATTCGAGCGCACCGACCTGCAGGCCAACATCGTGCAAAAGACCGAGTCCCGCGATTTCCTGATTTTCAACAGCGACCTGGCCGCGAACGGCGTCGCGCTGGAACCTCGCCCGGGCGACCTGATCACCGAGACCGACGCCACCGGTACCTGGTGTTACGAAGTGTTTCTTCCGGACGGCGAACAGGCGGCCAAGCAAGACGACCGCTACCGCAACTGCTGGCGGATCCACACCCAAGCCCGAGGTGCCGCATGAGCCGTCTCATGGACGTGTGCGATGCGGCCGTCGCGGTCGTGCAGGCCGCCAGCGACGGCCTCATCCTGCCGAATTCCGCAACCGGACAGGCCTGGACCTTCACCGCGGAATTCGCCCTGAGCCCCGATTACGACTTGAAAAAACGCCAGTCGAAATTGGCGGTGTTCATTGTGCCGAACGCGGTCGCGTCGACGGGGCGCCGCGGAATGATTGAAGACCTGGTGTCGATCGACATCGGCGTGATCAAGCATTTGAGCGACCCGGCGTGTAAAGACGCGGAAGGAAAAGCGCTGGTCGGCCTGGTCGAACAAATCAAAACGCTGTTGGAAGCGAAGAACGCGTTGATCCTGGCCAATGCGCCGACGCAGTGCGGCTATCAGAACACGGTGAACGATCCGGTTTACGACCAGGACGAGTGGAACAAAAACAAGTTTCTGTCCGTATCAACGTTCCAATACTACACGCGCCGCGCGAGGAATTGATCTGTGTCCACCAAAGCCAAAGACATCAACCAGTCGCGCGAGGAAGTGTCGGCCGATCCGCTTCGCTATTCGGCAGCCGTGACACCCGACGACTCGAACGAGCTGGCCTTTGTGGCCTCAGCCCTGTTCGTCGGTACCGGCGGAAACCTGAGCCTCATTTTCCAGCATGCGACGACCGCCGTCCTGCTCAAAAACGTCGCCAATGGAACCCTGCTCCACGGCCGCATCCGACAAGTGAAGCAAGCGAACACCACGGCCTCCGACATTGTCGCGCTGTGGTAACCCGAAACGCAAATGTCAGCCCTGTACTTTTTCACCGACAAAGAGGTTTACAAGCACGCGACGAAAAAAACGAAAGCCGTGCTCAGCAAAATCGGCGCGTTCACTCGGCGCACCGCGAAGCAACTCATCAAGAAAGTCAACAAAAAAGGAACACCCAGCAAGCCGGGTCAACCCCCGAAAGACCGCGGCGGCCCGCTCAAGAAGATGTTGTATTTCTTCTTCGACCTGGCGTCGCTCTCCGTCGTAATTGGCCCCGCCAAACTGCGGGGAATGGTGTCGGACAAAGCCCTCCCGTCCCTTGAATATGGCGGAAACACACGCATCAAAGAATCCGACGAACACTCGGGGAAACGAACCATCCGTACTGTCCACCTGGCCGCCCGTCCCTTCATGGGACCTGCCGGCAAAAAAGAACAAGCCAAAGCCCCCGCGCTCTGGAAGAGCGCAATCCACTAAGGATTCTTCGCTATGACAACTCCCATCCAACCGACCTACATCGGCCTCGACATGTTCCTGTCCCTCAACACGGGGACACCATTGGGCGGAACGGCGACTTGGAGCCTGTTGCCCAACGTCAAAGATCTCAAGCGCAGCAGCAGCCTCGCCGAAATCGACCTCTCGATTCGCGATACCGGTGCGGCCGCGCCGAAGCTCGCGCTCAAAGAGCCAGGCCTGGACGAACGGACGATCGAGTTCGATATCACGACCGACGAGACGGACGCGAATTTCCTTGCGCTTCGAACAGCGAAGGAGGCACGCAATGCCGTGGAAATCTGTCTTTCCAACGGTCCGATCGGAACGGCCGGAACGTCGGGAACGGGGGGAACGTCGGGAGTCGTCGGGCTGCGCATCGTGCTGAAGATCTTCGGCTTCGACGAGGACGAATCTGACGAAGGCGGTCTGTTCACGCACGTGACTCTCAAACCGTGTAAGCAAACGCAAACGGTCAGGCCGTCACGATTCACCGTCGCATAGCGACGCTTTTTCCCGTTCGACACTTCGACCCCTTTGAACCCTTTGCATCATGCACCAATTCACCGACAGCAAAAACCGAACGTGGACTATCACCGCCACGATCGGCGCCCTCCGCCGGGTCAAAGACCTGACGGCCGCGGCCGGCGACAAGATTGACCTGTTACAGCTCGGCAAGGATGACAACGCCGTCGGACTGCGGCTTCTGGATCCAGTCGATTTGGTGAATGTCGCGTGGCTCCTCGCCTCAAGGCCGGTCGGGAACGAAGAAACGGATGGGACAGACTTCGAACTCGAATTCGCCCATTCGCTCGACGCGACCGCAATGGCCGGCCTGGTCAAAGCCATTCACGAGGAACTCGCCGATTTTTTCCAGCCGATGCGCCCGGACGTGGCGGCGACACTCCGCGCGCAACTGCTGATGATCGAGACGTTTTTGACCCATGGGAGTTCGTCGACGAGCTCGCCGGAATCGTCGGAGTCGACCCCGACCGGTTTACCCTGCGCCGTCTAGCGACAATGGCGCGGGAACGCATTTCCCATGACTGGGACCAAACGTCGCTGTTGGCCGCGATCGCCTCGGGAACCAAAGATCCGTCCGTTTTTCACCCTTACCGCCGGAAGCAGAGAAAACCCATGAAACGCACAAGCGACGTGGCGGCCATGGCGCGGGACTGGGGGTGCTAAGTGGGCGCCAGCGGTAACGCCATTCGCGCGGGGAAAGCCTATTACGAGATCGGGGGGAAGCTCGATCCCTTAACCAAGGCCCTCGCGCTGTCGAAAACGATGGTGAAGCGGTCCGTCGACGGGACGGTCAGGGCTTATTCCGGGGCCAAGGCGATCCTCGGCAAGGCGGGGATCTCCGCCGCGCTGGGGGCCGCGTCGGCCGCGATCGCCTCGATCCTGCCGGCAGCCGCATTGCGCAAATGGGCCGAGACGGGCCAGGAGCTGGTCAACGCAGCCCGCCGCGCTCAGGTCACGACAACGCAGTTCCAATCGCTCGCGTACGCCGCCAAGCAAACCGGTTCATCGGCCGGCGAGATGGAAGGGGCGTTGAAGGGGATCCGCGACAAGATCATGGAAGCCGCACGCGGCAGCGACGAGGCGCAGATTGCCTTCGCCAAGCTGGGGCTGGATTTCCGCGACCTGGCCCGTATGACTCCCGACCAGCAGCTCCGCAAAGTCGCTGCTGCCCTGCGGAACATCCAAAACCCTTACTTTCGTGTCGCGGCCGCCCAGGGCGTTTTGGGGAACGCCGACTTTTTGCCGACGCTCGACCAGCTCGACAAGATGGAAGCCCGCGCAAAACGGCTTGGGATCACGATGTCCGCGGCCGATGTTGCCGCCGCCAACTCCTTCGGCCAATCGTTGAATGATCTCTGGTCCGTGCTGACCTCGGTCGGGAATACGATCGCCGCCAAAGTCGCGCCCGAAGTCGAAGGCCTGGTGCAGCAGGCGATCGAGGTCGCCGGAGCGACGCGCGACTGGATCCGGGACAACCTCAATCTGGAAACCGGTGCGATCACGCTGTGGGAAACACTGAAAGCCCTCTGGAAGTCGGGGACGGAATATCTCGGTCAAAAATGGGACGAAATCAAAGCGGCCGGCCAATCGCTCTGGATCGACGTCGTCGCGCAGGTCGAAACGACAGCAGCAAAGGTGACTGAGTTTGCCGGTTCGATCAAAGCCGAGTTGGAAGGGTGGAAAGGCCCGCTCATGGATTTCCTCTCCGGATTCCGTGAGCTGGTCGAAATGGCCAAGGAACTCATGAGCGACATGCGGGAAATGAAAGATACGTGGGGAACGCTGGGACAGATCTGGGAGAATACCACGCCCGCGGGCTGGGGGCTCAAATGGTTGCGACAACGCGGAAAGGACCGGCGCGAACAGGACTCCGTAGCGGTGAACGCCGCGAAGGTGCCAATAGCCAGGCCAGCCGCGCCCGGAAACCGGGCCAATGTCGCGGCTGACATCGAGAAGCGCCGCCTGGCCGCGCAAGCCGCGTTGCAGAAGCCGCCCGCAGGCGACGGATTTTGGGACTCAATGAAGAGCGCCTGGGAAGCGATCAAGAACAACCTTGGGAATAAAAAAGAACCGGCCGAACTTTCGGACGCCGAAAAGGTGATCCTGCAGGGCGCGAACGCCAAAGGAAGGGCGATAAAGAAGCTGGATATTCCCGATTTCAGCGCCGGACTGCCAAGCGTGCGCTACGACATCAAGGGATTCGGAGCCCGCGACGTGCGCACGACCGAGGGGCTGAGCGCCGTGATCGATTCTTTGAAGCAGCAGAACGACCCGCAACTCGGAGTTCTGAGAAACGCTTACGACCTCCAACAGCAGCAACTTGTCGAACAACGCCGCAACCGCCAAGCCATCGAGAAAATCACCGTCCGAGACTTTTGACCAATGAGCCTGAAGAGTTGTGAGCTTTCGTGGGAAGAGGAAGCGCGGATCGAGCAGACCCGCCGGGAGTGGCGCGCGCTGTACACGGTCGAAATGAGCGACGTCGCCGATGGGACGCGGGAAATCTACATGGCCTGTCCCAAGCTGCAGATGTATCAGCCTCACGCAAAAGACAAAGCGGCCCTGGTGAACGAGTTCGCGCCCAAGCGCCGCGCCGGGTCAAACTTCTGGGATCTGTGGATGCGCTGGTCGACCGACGTCGAAGTGGCCCTCGACCCGACGCAAGAACCTCCTGTGATCGACATGGATACGGTCGAGCGGGAAATCCCCGCGCTGTTCGACGTGAACGGACTGCCGATCGTCAACGTCGCGGGCGATTTCTTCACCGAGCCCTTGCCGACTCGGTCGATCAGCGACCTCGTGATTCAGATCGAGAAAAACATCCCGCTCAACTTGCCCGACTGGCCGTTCGATTTCCTCGACACCACGAATTCGGACACCGTCCGGATCCGCGGCCGCCAGTTCGCGCCGGGCACGCTTTATTTCAAGCGGACGAGGATTGGAGCCGAACAGAACGTCCCAGGGGCGGCCGATTCGATTTCCACGCTTGTGCAGGGGACGCCCTTTACGACCGTCAATTGTGAGATGCACTGGCGCGCGCAAGGCTGGACGATCATTCTGCCGAACTGGGGCTACGTCCAGCTAGTGCCGACCGCGAAACAAAAGGGATCGATTCAAGTCCAGGAAGTGCCGGGGAAGAAGGCCAAAAAGATCAGAGTGAAAGGCGTCCCAGCCGGCTACGCGCGCCAACGAATCCTGCTCGGGCCGGCCGGCGACGCGCCGAGCCATCCCTGTTTCCTGGATGTGAACGGCGCCTACATCCCCAATCCCAAGCTTAGCGACATCGTGACGCTGCAGTTCGACCTGGTGCCGTCCGTCCAGTACACGGGGAAAATTCCTCTTAAGTGATTTATGACAGCCATCATCCGCACATACCGCGGGGACTCGATTCCCCAGACGAAAATCGTCGCCATCCAACTGAACCAGGTGGGAGCGGGGACCGCATGGACGGTCTGGATCAACGGCAAGGGAGCGAGTTATCAGGCCGTCGCCGGTGACAATTTCCAGACGGCCTGCACGGCCCTGGCCAACGCGGTCACTGTCGCCGCGCAGACGATCACCGAGTTCAGCGAAATGCTCGCGAGCGTCACGACGCTAAATGGAAACTACGTCCTCGAACTGACCAGCGCAACACCAGGTATCCCCTTCGAAGTCACCGTCACGACGAACGGCCTCGCCACAGTCACCGAAGTGACGCGCGGCGCACCGGGCCAGAACGAAGTGCACCAGATTCAATTGCTCGGGACCTACACGGCGGGAAATTTCACGCTGACATACAATTTCGGCGCGGGGAACGTCACGACAGGCAACATCGCTTACAACGCGGCTGCGTCCGTCGTGCAGACCGCAATCGCCGCATTGACCGGCGTGGGAGTGGGCCAGGTGCAGGTTACCGGTGGACCGGGCCCGGGGACGCCGTGGTTTGTCTCATTCACAGGGACACTGGCGCAGACCGCGATCGCCGTCGGGACGGTCAATGGCGCGGGCCTCACCGGAAACGGCCAGGTCGTCGTCGTCGAAACGCAGACCGGAAACGGCGCGAGCAATGAAATCCAGTTTCTAAACCTCAACTGGAATTCGGGGATCCCGCTCACCGGGGGAACGTGGACCGTCACTTTCAACGGCCAAACGACGGGTTCGCTCGCCTGGAACATCACGCCAGCCGCTCTCCAAACGGCCCTACAGGGCCTCTCCACGATCGGTTCGGGAAATATCCTGGTGTATGGGAACGCCGGGAACGGCTATCTTTTCGTATTCGCCGGCACAATGGCCGGCGCTGCCCAATCGCTGCTGACCTACTATTACGGTTCGCTCGTCGGGGGATTTTTCCCGCATCCCATCGTCCGCCTTCAGACGGGCGGCCAATCCAGCGCCGACGACTTCCAGGTGCTCGACCTGGGGAATCCGAGCGGGGGATCATTCACGCTCACATTTGCCGGCCAGACCAGCGCGCCGCTCGGAATTCAGGCCCTCGATCAATATGCAATTCGCAACACGCTGCAGCAGCTCGCCGGCTGGACGGTCGCGGGCAACACGATCGACGTTGAACCATGCGGCCCCACGTCGTCATCCGCCAACGGACCGTCGACGTGGGTGATCCATTTCCAGAACAGCCAGGGGAACGTGCAGCAGCCCCTCGCGAGCCCGAATGGAACCGGCCTCACAGGCAGCAGCGGGGTGACCGTCACGCGCGTCGCCGTCGGGAAAGCCAACTGCAACGAAATCCAGCAGATCACGATCTACGGAGCTTCGGGAACGTTTACGTTGACGCTGGGCGCGCAGACGACGTCGGCCATCGCCTTCAACGCCGCCTCGGGAACCGTCCAGACGCGCATTCAGACCGATCTCTCCACGACCGTTACCAGTTGCA